GCGAGGTGACTATTTTGCTATTGGTGTTGGTGGTGCAGTTACTGGTAAGGGCGCTGATGTCCTCATTATCGATGACCCGCACTCGGAGCAGGAGGCGGCACTGGGGGCTTACAACCCAGAAGTCTACGATAAAGTCTACGAATGGTACACATCCGGCCCACGGCAGCGTCTACAACCGGGTGGAGCGATCATAATTGTCATGACCCGTTGGTCCGTCAGGGACTTGACGGGGCAAATCGTGAAATCATACACCCAAAGAGAGGGTGCAGATGAGTGGGAGATCATAGAACTACCCGCAATCATGCCATCAGGAGACCCATTATGGCCTGAGTTCTGGCCGATTGACCAGCTTGAGGCGCTGAAAGCAGAACTTCCTATTTCCAAATGGTCTGCACAGTACCAACAAGACCCGACATCAGAGGAAGGCGCACTAATCAAGCGCGAATGGTGGCAGGAATGGGAGAATAACGGGTACCCTCCGTGTGAAGCCATCATTCAAAGCTGGGATACAGCGTTTCTCAAGACACAACGAGCAGATTACAGCGCATGTACAACATGGGGAGTGTTTAACTGGCCGGATGATAGCGGTGTTTCCCACCCGAACCTGATATTGCTGGACGCATACAAGGAAAAGCTGGAGTTCCCGGAACTGAAACGTGCAGCCTACGACAAATATTGGGAATGGGAACCCGATCAGATGATTGTTGAGGCAAAGGCTGCTGGTTCTCCGTTGATATTTGAGCTTCGGGCAATGGGTATTCCGGTAACAGAGTTCACACCCTCGCGTGGGCAGGATAAAATAGCTCGTGTTAATGCAGTGACAGACCTGTTTGCTAGTGGTAGAATATGGTGTCCGCCTACAAGGTGGGCAGAAGAGGTGGTTGAGGAGTGCGCTGCTTTTCCTGCTGGAGAGCATGACGACTTAGTTGACTCAACAACCCAAGCGCTTTTGAGATTCAGGCAGGGTGGCTGGATCAGATCTTCTATGGATGATTGGGATGACGAACCAAAATACAGAAGGCCAGTTGAATACTATTAAGACCAGTAAAAGCGGGATATACAGATATGTTCCGCATAATGAGATAAAGATTTTTGAAGATATTGGGTGGAAAGTGGTAAGTCTTATGGAAGGCTCCCACCACGCCAAGTATTCTGTTATCATGAAGAAGCAAGACAACCCACAGGATTAGTTACATGGCTGTAGAAAAACAAATGACCCCAATGGATATTGAGGGTATTGAGGAGGAGCAATCGGATCTTGAGATTGAGATTGTAAATCCTGAAGCTGTTTCAATAGAAACAGAAGAAGGGGGGATGGTTATTGATTTCACCGGGGAGGCAGCAGAAGATATATTGGGGCCGGATCATGATGGGAATATTGCTGAGTTTTTGGAAGAATCCGAATTACAATCCTTGGCGTCCGAGTTGGTTACAGATTTTAATTCGGACCGTCAAAGCCGGAAAGACTGGGCGAGATCATATGTCAAGGGACTAGATCTGCTTGGCATGAAGATAGAAGAGCGCCAACAGCCTTGGGCTGGTGCATGTGGCGTGTTCCACCCGGTACTAACAGAATCAGTTGTCCGCTTTCAGGCACAGGCTATGGGGGAGATCTTCCCAGCCTCAGGACCTGCCCGTACCAAAATCATGGGCAAGATCACGCCAGAAAAGTTTGAACAATCACAACGTGTTGAAAACGAAATGAATTATCTCCTTACAGAGGAGATGACAGAGTATCGTGATGAAACAGAGCAGATGCTATTCAAGCTTCCGCTCGCAGGTTCAGCCTTCAAAAAAGTTTACTATGATCCATTGATGGAGCGGCCATGTGCAATGTTCGTTCCAGCGGAAGACTTTGTTGTTTCATACGGCGCTTCTGATCTTATGACATGCCCTCGCTATACGCATGTCATGAAGAAAACCCCCAATGAAATTGTAGAGTTGATGGTCAACGGTTTTTACCGTGACATTGATCTTCCAGATCCTGAGCCTGACTACTCTGACATTCAGGAAAAATATGACGAGCTTGATGGTGATGAGGCAATCATTGAGGATGATGATCGCTACACCCTTTTGGAGATGCATGTAGATGTTGATCTCCCAGAGCCGTTTGATGATCCAGACGGAATCGCTCGACCATATGTTATTACCATCGATAAATCATCAAGAGAGATTCTTGCCATCAGGAGGAACTGGTATGAGGATGACAAAAAGAAAAGGAAGCGTCAGCACTTTGTTCACTACCGCTATCTACCGGGTCTTGGCTTTTATGGAACAGGCCTTATCCACCTTATCGGAGGCTTGGCAAAATCAGCGACATCAATCCTGCGCCAGCTTGTTGATGCGGGTACATTGTCTAACTTACCGGCTGGCCTTAAAGCTAGGGGTCTTCGTATCAAGGGTGATGATTCGCCTCTCATGCCGGGCGAGTTCCGTGACGTTGACGTACCGGGGGGTGCGATACGCGACAGCATTACTTTCATTCCTTACAAAGAGCCGTCCTCAGTTCTGTATCAATTGCTCGGCAACATTGTCGAAGAAGGTCGCAGAATAGGATCTGTTGCTGATATTCAAATTGGCGACATGAATAACCAAGCGCCAGTTGGTACAACGCTTGCGCTTCTTGAGCGTAGCATGAAAGTTATGTCTGGAGTTCAGGCACGGCTTCACGCAGCCATGAAGAACGAGCTGCGTATCTTGTCGAAGATCATCCATGATTACATGCCTGAAGAATATGCTTATGAAATGGATGGAGACTTCAACCGGACAGAAGATTTTGATGGCCGGATTGATGTTATCCCAGTTTCAGATCCAAATGCCTCAACTATGTCGCAGCGCATTATGCAGTATCAAGCGGCATTACAATTAGCACAGCAGGCACCGCAGCTTTATGACATGGGTAAACTTCATCGTCAGATGCTGGAGGTTCTTGGTATCCCTGATGCGGCAGATATCGTGAAGCTTCCAGATGAAATCAAACCGGCAGATCCTGTAACAGAAAACATGTCTATTCTAAAGCAGGAGCCTATCAAAGCCTTTATGTATCAGGATCACGCAGCACATATCGGAGTCCATATGTCCGCTATGCAAGATCCAAAGATGCAGGAGCTTGTTGGTCAGTCACCGTTTGCCAGCGCAATCCAAAGCGCATTCGCGTCTCACATTACAGAGCATGTGGCAATGCAGTATCGTGTCGAGATCCAGAAGATGCTTGGTGTCGAGCTTCCAGATCCAGAAGCGCCATTGCCAGAAGATATTGAGATTCAGGTTAGCCGTATGGCTGCGGAAGCAGCAGCTAAACTTCTTCAGAAAGATCAGGCAGAGGTTCAGCAGAAGCAGGCTCAGGAGCAGCAGCAAGATCCTCTTACGCAGATTCAACAGCGTGAGCTTGCAATAAAAGAGCAGGAACTTCAGCATAAGATTCAGATGGATACAGCAAAGCTTCAGATAGATGCTCAGACTAAAATGGAAAATATTGAGCTTCAGAAAGAACGCCTTGAGTCAGAAGAGAAGCGTGATGGGGCAAGGCTTGGAGTTAAGATCGCACAGGAGCTTGACAAAAACAAAGAGAAGGCAATATCAGAAGGAACTAAAATTGGACTTCAAATGGCAAGGGAGCTAACAAATGGCGGAGACAATCTATAGCCCGTTAAGGGATAAGATCAGAGACTACATGAATAGCGCGGCAGATCATCTGGCGTGTGGAGGTGCCACAAGCTTTGATGAGTATCAAAGGATGGTTGGCAAGATAGAGGCCTTGGCTCTAATAGAAAGAGACATCTTGGACCTCGAAAAACATTATGAGGAAGATTAGCCCCCAAGGACTTCCGGGGGCGTCAACCCTAGTGTATATTGTAAACGTGGAGACTTACGGGTAGGACCCGCTAGGTAACTGTGAACCTATAATCACTGCAAGGAAAACAGATGTATTCTGCAAGCAAAGAAGTCGGCCAAGAGGTCGCATCAAAAATACCAGAACCTTCTGGTTACAAGCTCTTAATTAAACCATTGGAAGTTAAGGAAAAAACCGATTCAGGAATTTATATGCCTGATGCTCTGAAGAATGCGGAGCAGACAGCATCTCTTATTGGTTTTGTTGTTAAGGCTGGCCCTGACGCTTATGGCGATCAGGACAAGTTTCCAAACGGTCCTTACTGCAAAGAAGGCGACTTTGTAATTTTCAGATCTTACTCCGGCACAAGGTTTAAGATTGAAAAGCAAGAGTTCCGTCTTATTAATGATGATACCGTTGAAGCGGTTGTTTCAGATCCGAGAGGTTACGCAAGAGCATGAACGAGCCAGAAGAAA